CTATTTGAACACCCAGAATGCTAGGGTAAATACCACTGCGAGGATGATGGTAGCACCTACGAGAGCGTATAGAATAGAGCGATTTTCGTTCTTCTGAGTATCTACTTCCGTTCCGTCGGTCTCACTGCTCTCCTCTGATAAATCTCCGCCTTTAGCGTCCTTTATAGCTTGCACGTTCTCGCCAATACGTGCTACCACAGAGAAGAGGCAACCGAAGGCGATTGAAGGTACACAGGAGAAGAGGTAGATGAGGCTTACGGGGTTGAACACCTTATCTACACGTATAACATCATAGTGCTCATTGGTGACCTTGACGCTATTGGCGCAGGTGCATAGGAAGGCGATAAGGCACAGGAGGGTAAGCCCGATAGAGAAGACGTAGCCCCATATACGGAGCTTCTGATAGGGGGAGGTTGAGTTTGCTTCCATATTAGTATTTATTATCTGATCACCATTGCGACATGTGTCGGTCTACGATGCGCTCCACATAGTAGAATGCACGCACATTCTTTAGGTCTACGGTGAAGTCATTGTATTTAGGGTTGATTGAGTGTAAGGAGATAGTCTCGTTCTTCTTGCTGTGCTTGATGAGTCGCTTGATTAGGATGCCCTCCTCTTCAATCACGATTACCACATTTGGGTATCGGTTGTTTGTTAGCCCGAGCTTCCAGTCCTCAGGGAAGACCTCACGGCAAAGAAGTACGTCCCCCGTACAGATGGAGGAAAGCGACCCGTCCGTCATGCTGTCTCCTTTTACTCGGAACAGCTTGTATCTATCGGACACTTCACGCTCGAGGACGACCTCCATAGAGTCAAATTCGTCATATATATCCTCGGGGTCTTGTGAGGGATCTACATCATACAGGAAGCCCTTCCCTATTCCTGCTTGTGCTTCGATTGGGATAATGGGCAGTCGCTGTATGACTCGAGAGCCTGATGCGATGGCCTCCACCTCTTGGGGGGCTCGGTGGGGTTTCTGGGTGGCTTCTGCAGTGGCGGAGCTGTCTTCGGTCGGGTGTTTCAGCATTTCTCCCTCTCCAGATAGAAGCCAACTACGGCTGTAGTGTGGAAAAGATGCCAATATTTTTTCGGCCATCCGAGTTGATATGGTCTGTGTTTTTCCTCTATCTATGTCGTATAGAGCTTGAGACCTATCCATCCCCAACTGCGTTCCCAGTGTGTTAATTGTCATACCCTCTTGTTTAAGTATTCCCCTTAACACAACCTGCCCAACAGTAAAATCTGAACCCATAGTTGTATATTCAGAAAATTTCTGTATCTTTGCATCCAGTAGAGCCGACCATCTACGGGAAGCCGATAACAAGATCGGCACGAGACTTATCAAATCCCGCTCCTTGGACTGGTCGGAGTCCTTGGGGCGGGTACTTCTTTTTAGAGTGCTTACACTCTAGATAGAGGCCATTGCTAGCCAGCTATCGGTGATAAAACGAACGTTCGGGGCTAGCAATTAAACCTCCCGAAGAGCCTAGGTGAAAGACCTACGCAAGGTGTCCGTAAGGAGGGAGCAGGGCGGAAAGCCAGATGCTCGGACAGCCCACCACTAGGGCGGAAAGCTGGTAAATGTACTAGAGGGAGTGGATAACCTCTGGTACTGGTGACGGGGCGACCGACAGGGCACTGCTTGGAACTCTCCTATACCACACCCCCGAAGCCATACGGACAGCTGGGAGAACAGCCCCGTATGGGTAAGGGGGCTTTATGGCTCAGAAGCTCCCTCTTGAGCTTGCTTAGTTACTCTTTCTATTATTCCCTTTTATAGGGGTAGTATGGACTATAGTAGTTATAAGGAGTATATTGTTGATTTTTTGATGCACTTTGATGTATCGTGATCTGTAGTTTTCTCTTGTTCAGTGGTTCTATGCCTCTTTGGAAACAGGTAGTTGGCCACAAAGTAGAAGATGCCAAGTACATTAGTGGTAGTCGTTCCTAGGATCACAATCAAAACAGAGTCCGAGAGCTGAAAAGATGCTGTTGTGGAGCCAGACATGAATAGCAGTAGTCCTACGCACATCATATAGACGCAGAGGAAATCAAATGTTTTGCTTGCGTACACCTTTCTTTCCTCTCGGTCTTGCCTGATGCTTTCTACTTCTTCTTTTAGCTTGTTGTATTCTTCTACCTGCTTGTTGTATTCTAGAGTGCTTGTTTCCTTCTCCTCTGTTTTGGGGTCTTCTTTGTTTATTGTCCCATCCCTTCGGAGCGTCTCCAGATCAATAGCCATTGTTCTTACGAATTAGGTCCATAACCTTCCTGTAGTAGTCTTTCGTGCGCTCGTCGGGGATGAGTCTGTTTTCTCCTTCGGTGTACACCATGCTCCACGGGGTTCCAGGTTCATGCGTAAGTTCCACAATATCCCTGTCTGAGAGCTGGATATACCTCTTCCAGATTAGCTCTACAAGCTCTTTGTCGTCCTCATTTTGTAGCGTAGGTGTCTCAAACTTCACATCCAAGCCCTCCCAGCGGGATATAACGGCTGGCTCCTTGATAGGGTCGTATTTGTTGTGCTTGAAGCTGTGGTAGACAGATGGAATTACAGGTCCGTACCTCCACGCCTCAATTCTGTCAAAGCGAGGGTCTACCAGTGGTCGTCCACTTATCGCTAGGGAGAACCCGTGAGCGATGTACACACGCTTAACAAGTCCGAGGAGGTGGAGGTCTACCCCATCTCTTTTGGAAAGCTCCACGAAGTAGTTAGCTACTGATAATGCGTTTGTCTCCATACTGTTCGCTTCTTGTTTCGCAAAGGTAGTCATTTCCCCCGAATACTTTCTCCCGTTTTACAGAGTAGGGGTGGTTTAGCAGGCTTGCCACCCCTCAATCTATATACGTACGCGCGCGCGAAGGCGAGGCGTGTTTTTGCCTTAAAACCTATCATCTCAAATACGTAAATATCACCCATGTCTAACATGTCAATGCTCATTCGCTCAAAATATTGAAATTTTTTATTGCTGAAAATCAGTCAATTATATCTTATTTGCCGAAAATTTCTGAAATTGTATTGTTTGTTCAGAAACTTTCTGTATCTTTGCATTGTAAAGAGACGACAAGAGGTGCAAACCTCACTTCTCTAGGCGATCATTGACATAATTGATAAGGCTAAAAACAAAGAGATAACTAACGTAGAGAGGCTCTAAGCCCTCTACAATAGCTTGCAAGTATAGACCTAACGTGCTATACGCTGAACCAGCAAAAGCGGTGAAGCCCTCGCAGGGTGATGAACGCAGAGGCTGGCAACCTCGCCCTTCGTAAGGGGCTTGCAAGCACCTTTTTTCAAACACATAAAAACTCTATCCGACTATGAGTACAGAAAGAAAAAGCCAGCTAAGCAGGGTGTTTAACCTTGCTTGGCAGTTTGTGAAGCGCAACGGCTTCTCACTATCAGAAGCCCTAAAGGTAGCTTGGGCTAACATCAAGTTGCACGCAAAGATGCAACTAGGCATAGTGAAGTTCTACTACCACAAGGTAGACGGCTCACTTCGTGAAGCCTACGGCACGCTGAAAAGCGACTTAGTCCCCGAGACGAAAGATACAGGTCGCAAGGCACCTGCCACCTGCCAGACGTATTATGACACCGAACGCCAAGAATGGCGGTGCTACAAGGTTGCAAACCTCGTCTATTAACGAACACTACCCCAGCGGTGCATATAGTGACGCTGGGGTGGTCACTAAAAATATGCGAAATGGAGGTAATAAGGTATATAGCGTCAGACAATCTCACACTGGATAACGTAATAGGTTGTATCGAAGAGATCGTTGACGACATCATTTTTGATATAGAAGATAGCAAAATAGAGGAGATCAACGACACATACATTCTAGAAATAGACGGTGACGATGACGATGAAAGCTATCGGAAGATTACTATGACGGTGGAATATCAGGTTGAATGTTCCTGCTACATAAATATAGAGTACATAACATCTATACAAGGCGATGACCTGCCATTCTTGAAAGAGATTGACACCAAATATTTTGAAAAGAAAATCGAGCGTGTGTGGCCTGAAATGCTCCTAGATGCGAAGCTCGACGAGATACAAAAAGATGCTATGAAAAGATGGTAAAACAATAAGAAAATGAAACGAATAAGCATCTATTATAGTGCTGTCATAGCAGCAGTACTAACCTTAGGGTACTTTCACCCAGAGAAGCTATACACCTTCGACGGCATTCACTCGGTAGTTGTATTGGTACTTGCTCCTCACTTCCTGAGATTTATAATGCAGAGGTGTAGAGAGCTTGATGAACTAGAAGACTCCGAGTATACAGAATAGCATATCAGCGACTTGAATACCGATGGTTCTAATTTATGTGTTTTGAAGCACCGCAAACCTGAGATAGGCAAGCGGTGCATAAAGTGAGCAAAATTGAATTAGTGAATGAACGATTATGATTGATTACTATCTGTGCGACGAACTCGGGAGAGCAAGGCGCACAAAAAAGTGAACAAAGCATCGGGCGTGGCTGGCGGGTAACCGCTGGGGCTGGGTGATGTCGCTCGCACCTTAGGCATCCCCCGCACCTTAGGCATCCCCCGCACTTGTATCATATAGCTACAAGCGCAAATAGAAAAGCCCTCCTAGGACGGCCACGCCCGTATAAAGTGAACAACATTATCCACCAATAACAGAGATTATTATGAGTAACGATTTTTTTGAGGTTAGCCCCATATCTTGGGTAGGCTTACCATTGTCCAACTTCGATCGTTGGGGAGAGCGTATAGTTTTAGAGGCTGCGCTCTCAAGTCCATTTCTATCCATCCCAATAAAGGTCTACGAGACAAAAATGGACGATAGAACTTGTTTTACTGTCTCCATCAACTCCACCTCTGTTCGTGGATCGTTCGACACGATAGAGGATGCCAAAATGTATGTAACACAGGCGTTGCACGCTAGCATTTCTGCGCTCATCCGCTCTGCCTACACAGCTCCAGAGGCAAAGGCATTAGAGGTCAAGAGTGTAGATAACGACTAACATCAAAAACAGCTACAGATATGAGCCTTATTAAAAGATACTTCGAGCTGGAGACTCCCAGCTGTGTGAAGATGATGATTTACGGGCAGAGCGGTATGGGTAAGACCACCCTCGCCCTCTCTGCCCCACGTCCCCTTCTTCTCGACTTCGATGGCGGGGTAAAGCGTGTGAACCTAGCACACGTAAAGGACGTAGGCACAGTGCAGGTCAATACGTGGGCAGAGGTGCAACAGGTGCTCCAAGAAGACCTAAGCGACTTCTCCAGTATCGTAGTAGATACAGCTGGTAAGATGATGGACTTTATCATTACCCACGTGTGTGGCTTCCGACAACCTCAGCTTAGAGATTGGGGGGCTATCAACCTTGAGGTGCAAAACTTCGTGCGTAGTATCTCTTCCCTGAATAAGAATATCGTCATTGTAGCACACAGAGACGTACGTAAAGAGGGAGATACCAACGTGTTCATACCTGCCATACGAGAGAAGACCTACAATGCTCTTGTGGCAGAGCTTGACCTCCTCGGGTATATGGAGACGAAGACGGAGAATAATGTGGTCAAGCGAAGCATTACGTTTGACCCAACACCACGAAATGATGGTAAGAACACCTGCGGACTACCCTCGGTGATGATTATCCCCGAGATTATCGACCGAAAGACGGGGCAGACGACCGCACCAAACGATTTCATCCAAGCTCAAATCATTGAACCTTACAAGGCGATGATTGAGGTCAAGCGCACCGAGGCGCATAAGTATGAGCAGGTGATGATGGAGATTAGAGAGGCCATTGAGCTTGTCACCGATGAGTTAAGTGCTAACGACTTCGTTGGTCGAATTGATGAGTTTGAGCATATAGGCTCAAGTAAGAAGCAAGCAGGCTTCCTTATCAACGAGAAGGCTAAGAGCCTCGGGCTTGTCCTAAACAAAGCTACCAAGCGATATGAGCAAGCAGAAACAAAGTAGCTCTGTGGTGGGCTATCAGCTCTACCCCTCGCTTATTGACGCTTACACGGACTACTCCAAGTCCGAGGTGATCTACAATAAGTATTGGGGTGGGGCTGAAAACCCCTCCCTCACGCTTGAAGAGTACGAGGAAAAGGCATTCCAAGACCTCATTGACAAGATCAACAGAGTAGAAAAAGACCTCATCAAGGCAGACATAGGCACCGTCTTCAATGAGCTGGTGGACTGCCTTATCCTAGGTCATAAGTCCCCTGAGATTGAAGTCGAGAAGCTCCACGACGATGCAGGAAACGTGGTATCGCTCAGAGCGAACTACAACGGGCGTTCATTCGTCTATCCTCTGGACTTCGTCCGCCTCTTCGCCGACAACTACAAGGGTGCAATACCTCAGATGCTTGTGGAAGGGGTGCTACCTACAAGGCGGGGTAATGTGAGGCTCTACGGCTACCTCGATGAGCTTATGCCACTAAGCGTCCACGACATCAAGACCACGGGGGCGTACGAGGTAGGCAAGTTCAAAGACCACTCCCAGCACCTTGTTTATCCCTACTGCCTCAAACAGATGGGATACACGGGTGTAGACCTCTTCAGCTACGATGTGGCAGAGATAAGCACGAATATCACGAAGCAGAACCCAGAGCCTCCCGAGGTGGTGGTAAAGCTCAAAGCTACATACAGCGAGGAGTACCTATTCACCCCCGAACGAGACATCCCGATACTCGAGGGCAAGGTGGTAGAGCTTATCGACTTCATCGAAGCTAACCGCCACCTTATCACCAACCCTAAAATCTTCGCAAGTGAATGATATTCGACCTTTCACGGGAGCTTGACCGCACCCAATTCAAAGAGCGATGTAACTTCCTGTATCGTCAGGGCTTGCTCGTAGAGCTGACAGAGAAGCGGGGCAAGCGAACGCTCAAGCAGAATAGCTACCTACACCTCATACTCTCCTATTTCGCACTCCAGTACGGAGAGAGGATGGAGTATATCAAGCAAGAGTTTTTCAAGCGACACGTGAACCCCGACCTCTTCCTTAGAGAGAAAGATGGGCAAGGTATAGGAAGATACCATGTGCTTCGCTCAAGCTCTGAACTTGACACCAAAGAAATGTCCACCGCAATAGACCGCTTCCGTGACTGGGCCGCTAAAGAAGCTGGTATCTATCTCCCATCATCAGATGAGCATGGTATGCTAGGTGAGATGGAGAGAGAGGTAGAGCTAAACAAGCGTTGGATCTAGCTCAAATAAAATCATGCAATACAAACTCCGACCATACCAACAACAAGCCTCTGACGCTGCCGTCCGCTTCCTAGTGGATGGAAGCAGAAAGGGGCACGGGCTTATGGTATTGCCCACAGGATCAGGGAAGAGCCTAGTAATAGCTGATATAGTCAATCGGCTAGACACTGACGTGCTGATTTTACAGCCGTCAAAGGAAATACTAGAGCAGAACTACGAAAAGCTCTGTAGCTATGGCTTCCTATTCTGCTCCATATACTCTGCGAGCTGTGGGCGTAAGGAGGTCAATAAGGCAACATTTGCCACTATCGGTAGCGTGTACAAGAAGCCCGACGAGTTCAGGCATTTCCGCTATGTGATTATTGACGAGGCACACCTAGCTAGCGAAGACCCTTACGGAATGTACATGACCTTTCTAAAGGACATAGGAGCTAAGTGCGTAGGACTAACGGCAACGCCATATAGGCTGTACACCACAGGTACGAGGGAAGAGCCAGGATCAATGCTACGCTTCCTCACCCGATTGAGGGGGAAGTTCTTCACGCAGCTGATCCACTACACAGAGGTGTGTGAGTTGCTACAAGCGGGCTTCCTCGCCCAAATGGACTACTACAACATCGAGAGTATCGACATTGAGCGATTGAGCGTGAATAGCACAGGACAGGGATACACGGAAGCTAGCCTAAGAGCAGAATACCTTCGGTCAGGTTTTGCAGGCAAGCTCGTGAACGTTGTAGAGAGACTATTATACAACGCTAAGGTTCCACGCAATGGCATCTTGGTCTTCACGCAGTTTGTCGAGGAGAGCGAGGAGCTGATAGAGCACTTCCCTGGCATATCCGCTGTCGTAACGGGCGAGACCCCAAAGCGAGAGCGAGAGCGAATACTCGAAGACTTCAAGAGCGGTCGTATAAAGGTCGTAGCTAACGTAGGAACACTTACTACTGGCTTCGACTATCCCAAGCTGGATACTGTGGTTGTCGCCCGTGCTACTCGCTCCCTGTCTCTGTGGTATCAGATAGTAGGCCGAGCTATACGACCTCACCCAAAGAAGGATAAATCATGGATCATAGACCTCTGCGGAACGTACCAAATGTTTGGTCGTGTGGAAGACCTTCGGCTGATAGACGCAAGCGGGGATAAGCATAAAGGACTTTGGCAGATCGTATCGGGGGGTAGACCTCTGACAAATGTATTCATGCCAGCATAAGACAAAAACGCAATGGAGAACAGAATAGACGCATATATAGATTTCCTCCGAGAGAAGATGGCTATCAGCCACGATAGTGGCTTCCAGATAGACAGAAACGACCTCACACCAACGCTCTATCCACATGTGAAAGACAGTGTAGAGTGGGCTATAAGAGGCGGGTGTCGTGCTATTTTCAGCTCCTTTGGTATGCAGAAAACAGTCACCCAGCTAGAGATCCTCCGACTGATTGTGAAGCACGAAGGGGGTAAGGCTCTCATCGTGTGTCCTAAGCGTGTAGTACACGAGTTCACAGAGCAGGCAAAGAAGCACCTAAGTATGGATGTGAAATACGTACGAAATAGCTCCGAGGTTCAGGCATGCTCGTCAGATGTGATGGTCACCAACTACGAGCGGGTACGTGATGGAGATATTGATCCTTCGTACTTTGTAGCCACCTCTCTTGATGAGGCAAGTGTGCTACGTGGATATGGGACTAAGACCTTCCAAACCTTCCTCCCTCTCTTCTCTGGCGTAAAATATCGCTTTGTAGCAACTGCCACCCCAAGCCCAAACAGGTATAAAGAGCTCATCCACTACGCAGGTTACCTAGGAGTGATGGAGACAGGGCAGGCTCTCACACGCTTCTTCCAGAGAGATAGCACTAAGGCGAACAACCTCACACTCTACCCACACAAGGAGGATGAGTTTTGGATCTGGGTCAGCTCGTGGGCTCTTGTCCTCACTAAACCTAGTGACCTAGGCTACCCAGATGAAGGGTACGAGCTTCCCGAGCTCCGTGTTCACGAAGAGATGGTTAGTGTGTCTGGGGATATGGAGTTCGATAAAGACGGTCGAGGTAAGCTCTTCCGAGATGCCGCTCTATCACTGCAAGATGGGGCTAAGGAGCGTCGGGCAACACTATCCGATAAGATAGCTCGGCTCGTTGAGATTGTAAACCGCCCTGAGAATAAGGATGACCACTTCCTTCTCTGGCACGACCTAGAGGACGAGCGTAAGGCGATTTGCTCTGCCATCCCAGAATGCCGAGCTGTCTACGGTTCACAAGATGACGACGAAGCAGATGAGGTGATACGAGCCTTCAAAGATGGGGAGCTCAAATATCTAGCAGCTAAGCCTGAGATGCTCGGTGAGGGTCTGAACTTCCAATATCACTGCCACAAGGCTATCATGTTCATTGACTACAAGTTCAATGATAAGTTCCAAGCTGTCCACCGCATTCATCGGTTCATGCAGAAACACCCCGTAGACCTATATCTTGTGTATGCGGAGAGCGAGGCAGAGATTTTCAAGAGCTTCATGCACAAGTGGAGACAGCACAATCAAATGGTTGGCAATCTCGTGAAGCTCCTACGAACCTATGGGTTGTATCACAAGAAGAGCGAGGAGAGACTAATGCGATTCATGTTCGGAGAGCGTGAAGAGGCAAGCGGAGAATTGTGGAGGGCAATTAACAACGACAATGTACAGGAATGCCAGAAGATGCCCGACAACTCTGTAGACTTAATCGTTACGAGTATCCCATTCTCCAATCACTATGAGTACACTCCCACCTACAACGACTTCGGACACAACGAGGACAATGAAGCCTTCTTTAGGCAGATGGACTTCCTCACCCCCGAACTCTTACGTATCCTACGACCGGGACGACTGGCGTGTATCCACGTCAAGGACAGAGTGCTCTTCGGTAATGCTACAGGCGACGGGATGCCCACGATAGACCCCTTCAGCGAGATGACGGTCTTCCATTACATGAGGTACGGCTTCCGATATATGGGGCGTATAACGGTGGATACGGACGTGGTGAGGGAGAATAACCAAACCTACCGACTTGGATATACCGAGATGTGTAAGGATGGGTCTAAGATGGGGGTAGGTTGCCCAGAGTACGTGCTACTCTTCCGTAAGCTACCAACAGATACTAGCAGAGCTTATGCAGACATTCCAGTGGTCAAGGACAAGGATAAGTATAGTCTTGCTCGATGGCAGTTAGATGCACACGCAAGCTGGAAGAGCTCGGGAGATAGGCTACTATCCCCAGAGGATATAGCCCAACTCGACATAAGCCAGATCCGTACAATCTTCCGAAATTTCAGTGAAGACAATATCTACAGCTTCGAGCGACACCTCCGATTGGCCGAAGACTTAGGTGCTATAGATAAGCTTCCTAAGACTTTCATGGCCATAGACCCTGTTAGCCACAAGGACTATATCTGGGATGATGTCACACGTATGCGCACGCTCAACACGACGCAAGCACAGAAGGGGAGGGTCAAGCATGTATGCCCCCTACAGCTAGACATCGTAGAGCGTCTAATCATACGATATAGCAACGAGGGAGATGTGGTATTTGACCCATTCGGAGGTATCCAGACGGTGCCCTATTGTGCTATCAATCTAGGGAGAAGAGGCTTGAGCACAGAGCTCAATAAAGAGTATTGGAAGGATGGACTTTCTTACCTAAGAGAAGCAGAGATGAAAATACAATCGCCAACTCTATTCGATACTCTTTTCGACAATCAATATGCAGTATAATAAGCAGTGAATGAAATATGAATGTAGCAGAACTAACAAGGGAGGAACGACAGATGAATGTCCGAGCCTCCATAGACAAGGCCAAGGAGGCTATCGCCAAGCAGACCAATACGCATCCTTCAAACTGGCTGACAGCAAGAGAGGCTTGTGAGATACTAGGAGTATCTCTCCCTACCCTTCTCTCTGGTAGAAAGATGGGGAAATACAAATTCGTATATCATAACCACACAAGGATATACTATGACAAGCGAAGCATCCTTGAGTATGTCACCGCAGGCGAGTGAGGTACTAACAATACTCAATCACCTCCTAGAGATAAGAAGATCTAACAATAGAAGACCGCTATTGGTGACTAAGGTCGAGCTTGAGGCCGCGCTTCCGTTCTCTTACTCCGAAACTAGACCAGCGTTGAAAGAGCTGTATGTGGCAGGTTTAATAACCTACGGAAACACGATAATCAGCATATACTTCTCTACTCCAGAATATGAAGCTATCGAAAGAGGAGGCTATGCTCCTTGAGAGTGACCCGCAAGCCTTCTTAATCAAGGCTTACCTTTCCGCCTTCCCGAATGCGTCTATTCGCAAGATGGAAGATGTGCTGAAAATCAACCGTGGTAAGATATACCGTGTGACAGCAAATGTGACAGCAAATGTGACAGCAAAAACCGCTCCAGCAAAGGTCAAACTCGAAGAGCGTGTGACAGCAAATGTGACAGCAAGTGTGACAAATTCACCCACCCAAGAGTCGGAGAAAAAGGAGGCGAGTTCAACCTCCCGAATGCGTGAAACTTTCAATGAGTTTTACATGCAGGTAACGGGGGAGAGCTTCTACTGGTCGGCTAAGGATATGAACGCACTCAAAGACATATACGCCAAGATAGAGTTCTCACTGAAAAGCAAGGATAGAGGGTATGGCACAGAGGACATACTCGCTGCGTTTCCTGGACTCCTCCAATGCATCAGTGATCCTTGGTTGATACAACACCTATCCCCATCAATAATAAGCAGTAAGTACAATGAAATCATTAGCTCCTACAGAACAAGGCGAATTGCACCAAGGACAGCTACAGAGGCAAAGCAAGAAAACCTCAGTCAGCTTGCTCAAATGCGGAAGGCAATTGAGGATGGGATCAAGTGAAAGTACAACACCTTCTTTCCCAGAGCTTATCAGAGCGATTGACTCTGATTTAATAGCTCCTATATGCCTGATAAATAGGGACGATGAAGATAGGGATCAACTACTGAGGCATATATCTCTAATTATCCTTGAGGTTAATGATTGGTTTGGTGCAGGACTTAGGCCAGACCAGATTGGGATGATGGCAAAGAGGGTGATAACTTCCTATCCTCACCTCTATTTAGATGACCTCTACATCTTCAAGGAAAAATGCTTGACGCTCCAATATGGAAAGGTATTCGGTCAGTTTACACCTTCCGTATTCTTCGAGTGGCTATCCACTTATTGGCAGGATAGGTCTACGGAGATAGAAAACAATGCAATAGCAGAACATAATGAAACCAAAGGACAACGGGAATACACACCTAAGGAGTGGTTTCAAATGGCTAAAAGAAAGACGATGGAATGAGAACAAAATCACCACCACAAGAGAGCATACAATACGCCATAGCCAACAATGAACACCTCCAACGCTTCCTCGCTGGGGCTATAGATAAAGCGGTAAACGACAACTTCGGTTCTCCTGTGGTATCACAAAGCAAAGCGTACAAGATGTTTGGACGAGCAAACGTAGAGAGGTGGAAACATCTTGGAATGCTTCAAGAGAGACGCTCCGAAAGCGGTAGGATAAAATACTACATACAAGACCTCCTTCAAGCTCAAGATAAGAGCTTCTACTAACTAAAAAAACTAAACACGAGAATAAATAAGCGATTCATGAACCTAGAACTAACAGGCACAATCGTCCAAGTACTCCCCTACGAAGGAGGCACAAGCAAGGCAGGCAAAGAATGGCGCAAGGGCGTATTCATCATCGAAACGCAAGAGCAGTACCCACGCAAGGTTGCCATATCCATCTTTAACGACAACATCGACAAGTACCCTACTCAGGTAGGCACGGTGGTCACAGCCCACATTGAGATAGAGAGCCGAGAGTGGAATGGCAAGTGGTACACCGAGGTGAAAGCATGGCAGATAACCTACCCGCAGGGTCAGCATGTAGCAACTTCACCCCAGCCTGTAGCAACTTATGCACGTCCCGTAGCAACTCCAGCCCCAGCCCCTGCACAGCCACAGGCAGCGGAAGACCTTCCATTCTAACAGAGCCAATCAATCAAGAAAAATAGATATGGACACAACACAATATACCCTCGACCTAGAAGGTGCACGCAAGTACTTTACCGAACTCGCAGATATGCTGGAGGTCTACAAGCCGATGGAAGGTGTGGTATTAGACCTTAACATTTCAAGGCATTTCACCAGTGGAGACACTTACACCGAGGAGGAGGTGAAGGACATCATCGAGGTTACATCTGTTTCTTCCGCCTCCACTGCGTTTTGGAAGCTAATGCAACACTCCATCCGTGTTACACAAGGCATCATCGACCGAATAGACGCCGACGAAGCGGGCAAGGATCAAGAGGAAAGCGAAAAGTAGGCCTATCACCAACAACTACACTGCAATGAATATCGCAAATCAAGTCTTCCGATACAACGGAAACCCTATCACCTTCCAGAGAGGCGATAGTGTGATGGTCAATGCTACCGAGATGGCTAAGCCATTCGGCAAGTTCCCTAAAGACTGGATAAAAACAAAGCAAGCAGAAGAGCTAATCGCCTCTGTTTCTTCAAATAGGAATATTCTCCCATTTGAATTGGTACATGTGGTACAAGGCTCTCCAGAAACGGGAGGAGGAACTTGGCTACATGAAGACCTCGCCCTCATCTTTGCCCAGTGGCTTAACCCTCAATTCTACCTCTGGTGTAACGACAGGGTGAAGGAGCTACTGACAACAGGAGTAGCTGTAAACCCTCTAGCTAATGCTTCTCGCTCCGAGCTTCTACGGCTTGCCTTGCAGGCTGAGGAGGAGAAGGAAGCCCTTCAGGCAAAGGTTCAGGAAGACGCCCCCAAGGTGGCGTTTGCTACGGCGGTACTCGCCTCCAATACCTCCATCCTAATCGGCGAGCTTGCCAAAACCCTCCGACAAAACGGGGTAGACATTGGGCAAAACCGACTCTTCGAGTGGATGAGGTGCGAAGGCTACCTATGTAGCAAGCACGGAGAAATGCGCAACCAGCCAACGCAAAAGGCAATGGACAAAGGTCTATTCGAGCTAAAGAAGGGGGTACGCTCTGGCAACGATGGAGTGCTTCACACAACTATCACAACGAAGGTAACACCCAAGGGGCAGGTATACTTCGTCAATAAATTCCTAAACAACCAACAGCCATGTATATCATAGGGACGCTTATTCTCTTCCTTGCTGGTATTCTCGTCTACCGATGGGGCTACTACGACGGACGAGCAGATGACCACCTCGACGTCATCAGAAATAGAGATAAGCAAGAAAGAGTGAAACGCCAACGAACAACAAGACAACAAAAATGAGTAAGAGGACAAAGCATGAAAATATACCCAGCATGAGAGACACAGCCCGCTCCTTTGCAGAGGCTATAATCGCAGAGCGCAAGGCGTTCAAGCGGATGTATCTGGTGCTTAGATGGGCTACGAAGAAACAAGAAAGAATCAGAGCAGATGAGTAGTAGCTACACCCACATCATCGGGATAGACCCCGACAGCAAGGCATCGGGGTGCGCTATCCTCGACCTCGAGAAGAGGGAGCTTACGTTAAGCACACAGCCCTTCTTCCTGCTCACAGATTTGCTAAACGACTTCCGAACCTCTGAAACGGTGTTGAAGCGTAAGACACTCGTTGTGCTGGAGAATGCCTATGGTACGACCCACAACTGGCATTACAGTCCAAAGGACACCCGAGGAACGATAGCCAAGAAGGGGTATAGCATCGGACTCTGCGCACAGACCTACAACCTCCTATTGTCATACACAATGCAGAAAGGGCTTGACTACATCGAACAGTCACCGCTGGTAAAGCTATGGCGTGGTACAGATAGGAAGATTACGCATGAGGAGCTCGTCTCCTACTGCAAGCGTAACTGTATCACCCTTCACGCAGCAAACCAGAGGCGTAGCAACCAAGAGGAGCGAGACGCAGCCCTCCTTGCCATTCATCGTATGGCTACACGCCCTGCCGTATTCCAGTAACCCAATGGTTTACATTCCACTCCCAGTTGTTGCAAAACATGCAACAACTTACAGTACACAACCACAACATAGACAAAGGCAATGAAAGCAACAGACACCCAGATAGGAGGTAGCCACTATAAGGATATGCCCTATCAACCTATCAAACTAATCAATAAGCTGGAGTTAGATTACTTCAGTGGTAACGTACTCAAATACCTCTGTCGCTACAGACAAAAGGGTGGTATTGAGGACTTGCTTAAAGCTAGACACTACTGCCAGTTAGCTAAGGAATTAAATGTGATTAATTTCTCCCCATCAACCTTGGACGCCGAGGAAGTAGAAGACTTCGTACGTATTAACGAGATGAGCGAAGAGGCAGGAGAAATCATTCAATACGACTTGCTTGAAGGCAAATGGGATGATGCTATCAATGACATCAATAAGCTCATCGAAGCCCACAAGATAGCGCAATACTATGCTCCAATTCCACCAATTACACGCCCAAAATATCAGTTTTTTGTACGCAGATCGGCTCACTGGCAGGACGTCTACGATGTATACCAACTAGCTGTATATAAAGAAGGAGATGTAACAGGTGGTATGCTCTTGAGTTCATTCCTATCTCTTGAAGAGGCAGAGAACTATGCTGAAAGGATGCGTGAAGAATATGATAAAATAGGAAAGGACAACAATCTCGATGAGTAAAAACATAAACGAAATGAACTACTACGAACAAGCCAAGAAAGTCCACGCTAACGCCGTGGATAAGGGCTTCTGGGATAAGCCCCACAGCAACGAGCATTACTTTATGCTCGTAATCACCGAGGCCACCGAGGCCGTGGAGGCGCACCGAAAAGGACGCACAGCCTCCATACCAGAGGGCATAGAGGACCTCCCCGATAAATCCTTCATCCCGTCCTTCGAGGCTCACATAAAGGACACCGTGGGGGATGAGCTGGCAGACACTGCCATCCGATTGCTCGATATTTATGGCGGAATAATCAAGAAAAAGGAGGATACCCCCGACATCACCGAGCAGGTGAAGGAGAACTACTCGCATGCTAGTGACTTCTTCAAGGAACTTGAAGAATTCACCGAATGGACTTTCATCCTAGTACACGATTTAAGTGCAAATCCAATTATATCTACCCCACTGCTAAAGATATACAACGGACTATGCACTCTCATCTGTATGGCTGAGCGTCTCGGTATCGACCTAGAGCGACACATCCACCTCAAGATGCGCTACAATGCAACCCGCCCAAGACTACACGGAAAGAAGTACTAGCATGAAAAAGATAAAAATATTTCTGCTTGCCTTGATAGGTGCAGTGGCGGTCTCATGCAACGAGCCAGACTATTACACAGGAGTTGTAATAAACAAGAGGTATAAACCTAGGTACTACAATGATGTGTATTCCATCACACTTATGTGTGACGACGGTAAGCACTTCATTAGGGTTGATGAAACAACCTACCACAAGTACAACATCGGCGACGTAGCTACCATCGAAAACCCAATTTGGTGAGGGCAATAACCAACGAACAAAGGACATGAAGGTATATATAATAAACGCCTCTGGCACCTTTGGAGGGTACCCAAGAAACGAATACTTCTTTCTTGTTGAAGCCAACAGCAAAAAAGAGGCTCAAGATAAAACATGGAAGTACATAAATCTAATGTCTCCATACCTAGTCGTAGACCAACAGTGGTCTATCGCCTTGAATGTGAGTGGCTACCCTCCTCTGTGTGCTTTGAACAGCAGCCGCTCGAAAGCGTACTATGTGTGCAAAGTATTGGATGGTGTGGAGGTTGGCGAAGGATGTATAGTGACTGAGGAGTCCTATCTCCAAGCGAAAACATCCATAGGCGGTCTGGAGGATGAGGTTGTTGTCTACGCCCTTCCCAAGATAACAGACATTATCCAATAACACAACAAAACACGATAACAGACTATGATTATAGCAATCGACTTTGACGGAACTATCTGTCAGAACAAGTACCCAGATATAGGCGAGCCAATGCCTCATGCAATAGAGAGCATTCGAGAGCTTTACCAAGCAGGCCATTTCCTCATCCTTTGGACGTGCAGGCAAGGAGAGCTATTGGACGACGCCATCCAATGGTGCAAGCGGAATGGTCTTTCCTTCCACGCAGTGAACGACCATAACCCCGACAACTTGAAGTTCTTCGGAGGCGTTGGAGGCAATAAGGTGTACGCAGACGTCTACATCGACGATAAAAATATCGGTGGCTTCGTAGGCTGGCAAAGAGCTATGGAGCTAATCAGAGAAAAAGAATGATCCAACCAATAAACATATAGAAGAATATGACACGGAAAGAACTAGAAGATATGAAGGCATTTGCCTCCATCTTGAAATCAAGACTTGAAGATGCCGTAGACACAAGGGAAGACATCTATGACAAACTTAAATACTTGGAGGATACACCTATCCAAGACCTATTGCATGAAATAGGCAGGTTGCAAGATCTTGATACAGAGCTAGACGACAACCTAGAAGATCTAAGCACGGCTATCGACGAACTCGAAAAGGCACTGAACAAGATAGGCGTAACAGAATGACACGAGAAGAACTACTGAAAGCCCTCCGCCCTCTCAATTGGAGAAAGATGGCAGGCGGCATTAGGGAGATTTATAATGCCTACCAATTCGCAGACGGGAACGTATTCATCATCGAGGTCTTCCCGAAATGGATTACCTCGTTCGACAACATGGAGTACAATACTCTTGCGAAGGCTAAGGAAGCCGCTGAGGAGTACCGCAAGGACAAGATACTATCACACTTCAATTTCGAGGAGAAATGACACGAGAAGACGTAAGAGCCCAGCTGGCGAAGAACCCGCTGGAGTGGGAAGAGAAGAACGAGACTATCTCCGCCAAGGCGATATCATGGGTGGGATTTCCTTGTGTGGACTTTGTAATCTTTTTAGGAGAAAGCCTGCACCTAAGCATGTACCTTAGCGAGGATGATAGATTGCCATCTATCCTCATTTCAGAAGAGGAAGAGGAGAGTGTGGAACGTCTCAAGGCCAACGCCGAAGCCCACCGCCTAGACATCATCTGCAAAATGCTTGGCATAACGGAATAAACAACCAAGGAGAAATATGAACGAACAAGAAATCGGGAAACTAACACCAAAGCTCATCTTTGTGGGATATGGCATTCCACTAAGAGAATTCCTCAAAATTAAGGAGAAGCCCTCCAGAGCCCAGACAATCAACGTGCGGGAACTCCTAGAGGAGGAACTTTACCGCCTTGCTAATGAGGACAATCGTGGCGAATGGGACACCCTACCCAGGGAAATGAAGTATCTCAAGCGGAAGAGGTACGATGCACTGCTTACATACCTCACTCTGATAGACCAGATGGAAGAATGTGAGGCTAAGAACTCAGGGCTATGAAACTTCTACACCAATTCTTCTGCGCTATGTGTATGGCGATTGTGCTTTCCTCTGTGACTTGTTCGCCACGGAGGAATACACCAATCTACAAGTCTGGCTATGTTATTGGAAAGCAAACACGACATGAGCATGGCAAGACTATCTATGTCATACACCTGCTTGTCCCTGCGATAGAGACACACCACGCAGTTGTGGATGAGCAGACATACAACCAGCTCAACAAGGGTGACTACACCCAGATAGACATCAGCAATGAAATACGATAGAATAACCGTACGACCACTTCCATTCCTGCTAGGTGTGATACTACTGCCAATAGGAGTGATAACAGTATTGCAGGGCACACCCAAGTTGATAAGCGTATGGATATTGATTATTGCGCAATGGCTAACGGCCTTCTCCATCGTAAAGGAGAAGGACGACAGATGAAATAGTAACATATAATAACACAACAAGCAATGAACATCTACCAAGCAAAGGTCGTGTATGCCAAGATCGGGCATGGAACGACCACAGAGAATTACTTTGTAAAAGCTCACAACCTTACTGAGGCGGAAGTCCTCATCAAGGCTGAGGTGCAGAAGGGGGCAGCCAACGATACACCTATCGAGGTGAAGACCATCGCCAAGAAAAAGTTCGCCAACGTGATTCACGCCCCAGCTGGGCAGGACACGGACGTCCGCTTCTATATCGTCAAGGTTGAGGAGGAAGACGAAAAGGAGACACTGCACAAGTACACCTACCTTGTCAGTGCCTCAAGCCTAGGAGAGGCGTACGAGACAGTCTACGACGAAATTCCCTGCGAGCGCACCCTCTCCATCGTCGAGACGGACATCCTAGACTTCCTTAAAGACGATAAGGACGAATAACCACAGCGGGGAGAGGTGACGCCTCTCCCCTACTCATTTCTATAACTAGCTTACACAATGGACACATCATTACTCCCAGAACTTATCAATGAAGCGAAGTCTTTCCTTGGAGGAAATAGTTCACATTTCAGATCTCGTGATATAATCGTAACATCCATACTACTGTTATATGCACCAAAGTGCATAATGGAAGGGCTCAGGATTCCTAAGGGTCTAGCACGTGACATATCTAGAGCAATGGAAATGAATAGGTGCTACCTGTCTAGGCAGGTACAATCTCTTTCCTTTCGTTTCGCTCATTTACGAAACGACGAAGATATTATACTGTCATTAAAAAATCACCTACTATCACATATTGCAGATAAAGGAAGCTCCCCAACGGCAGATTAGCTGTTGGGGAGTTCTCTTTTTTACAAGCAATGGCGGAAGCTCCAGCCCTAATGGAACATAAATGGCACGTATTTATGGCCTTTTTATGTTCCATTTGCTCACCTTATTTATGAGGCGAGTAAATTAGATGAGCTTCCGAACCAGCGGTAGCCACAGCTTCCTAGTCAAGAAGCCCACGTAACCAAGCACCGCAAATGAAAGCACCCAGAAGCCCGCTATCTGCTTCTTTTGCCACGGTGTAAGCCTATTAACTTCTATCGTCTTTGTCCTTTCTATCGTAACAGTCTTTCCCTTGTCCGTTGTCTTTTCTTTGTGGTAAATAGGGGTCTCAATCTCCACGGGCTTCTTCTGGGGCTTCGTAGAAAGCCAGTGGTATAGCTCGCCCGATGGTAGGAGATTCGCTACGCTCTTGGCGTAGTCGTTCTCGAGGATGCTTACTGTATCCTTGATTATCCGCTCGGCGGTCTGCTTAGGTATCTCGATAGTTACGGTGTCGTGCTTCCACTCGACACGCTCCCTGTACTCGACACGCACGCTATCTCTGACGTGTTCCTTTGTTTCGATGCTTGCGACTCGCTTCATACCACAGCCTGCTATTACAAGCGAGGTCACTACGAACGATGCTATAAGTGCTATAAATCTCATTGGTTTTGATGAATTAAAGAGTTTTTACTAACTTTGCCCAGTGCTATCACACAATCGTCGGTTGTTCATTTTCCGATGTTGTTTAGAGCCCTCCATTGTCTTTCGAGATAGTGGAGGGTGTTAGTTTTTTTGCTGGTTTGTTGCTTCAAAATAATTATCTACCTTTGTGACATGCAACACTTGAAGGATTATCCTTTGGTGATTAGCATTCAATTCAGTAGAGGGCGGGGCTTAGGTCTCGCCCTCGTCCGTTACCATAACTATTTTGCCTGTTAATTATTTATCTATATCTTTGCCTTCGATTAGTAGATGAGGTCACGTGAGATACACCTCCAAGCCATGCTAGATTGGGTCTAATTTTAAGGTCTAGCTGGTGTTATACTCCCACCAAACCTCAACAGAACACCCCCAGCCCCCACAGGTTGGGGGTTTTCCTTGGATTAGACCCCCAAGGGAAAGAGGCTGTGGCAATGTCGCCATTAGCAAAAAAAGAAAGGAGGTGTATCATGAGTGAAAGAATCTACTAGTCAGAGAGAAGAGCAGGAGTATGTTTACTGCGCCTACATAGTTCGCAACGGGCAAGTAATTTACCCAAAGAGAGCTAAGTACTTCCGTTTCCCAGCGAATGGAAAGAAGCAGGGCTAATCTTGCATCTCGGGAGGAGAAGTGTGGGCTTCTCCTCTTTTTCTATCCATTGAGCTTCTCTCTAACCTTATCCACAAAACTACCCTCCGATAGGCTTGGAGGGTCGCTATGCCTCCCCTCTGGGTCTATCTCCAGCACTGCATCGGCGTATAAGCTCGGATTCCAATCTCTATCGAGTTTCAAGGCCTCCGCCTCATCGAGAAGCTCTGGGGTGTCTTCTGCCCCATCTGGGAGCATCAAGGCATAGGCCACCATCTTTGCCTTTCGACACACGTACATCTTTCCTTCTGGTGCAACTAGTTCTCTCATCTTCTATCTGAAATTGATGGTGAAACCTTTAGCGGTTGCCTGCCTTCCTACCTCTTCAATCTCTGCGCCGTAGAGTGTACGTAGGTTGTTTGAGAGGTAAATCGTCTTCCCCGACACCGATTTTGCGTTCGTTACGAGGAAGCGCACACTCTCCAAGGATAGGTTGGTAGACCAGTGCAACGCTATATCGGATGATAGCCCCTTAATGCGTATTTCACGCAAGCTGGAGCAGTTGTTGGCGAACCTATCCGTAGAGGTGCATCTGCTTAGGTCGATGACGCCCTCGACCTCCTCGAGCAGGCTGTCGTCGTTGAACATCCACGTGCAGTTGTCGATGAGCCCCCCCTCGAGGGAGAGCTTCACCTTTCGCAGAAGCGGGCAAGAGTGAAAGAGTGCGTAGACGTTGGTAACGAGAGGTGCTGCGCCTATCTCCGCCGTCTCTAACGACGAGCAAAGCCCGAAAGCATAATCGAGTGTCCGAGCCTTGGGAAGCGAACCAATAACAGCCGTCTTTAGAGCTGTGCATGCCCTTGCAAACTCCCTCATGTTGTCTACCTGTGGAAGGTCGGGAAGGCGCAACTCCTCGAGTGCTACCGCCTCGTTTACGAAGTTCTTCATGGCTACCACCCTCTCCAGACCTTCGATATTTGGCAGCTCTTTCAGAAGAGCGCATCGATAGAAGAGTGTCGATAGGTCGGGCTGTATGTATGACGGCGATACATACATAGCGGGGAGTTTCTCATCTAGGAAGCCTTGGAATTGTGATATTTTGAAGATGGCTATCCGTGGTACTTCGTGCGCCGTAATCTTCGCTGCGTAGGTGTCTATTGTCTCGTCATCACTCACCTGTATACCTCGTGAACGCATAGCCTGCTTCAAGTCTCGCTTTGCCTGCTCTACCCTTCTGTATTGGTCTACTACGACCTTTGGAATAGTTTCACTCATAGTTTTTTACTTGTTATATTCGTTTCAAAAGCTCTGCGAACACAAGCCACCCGCCCGTTGCCCACTCCTCCTCGCTCATCTTAGGTTCGTCGGAGGTCGTGTCTAGATAGTGTTTGTAGGCACTCTTCCCTGTCTTGCCTGTGAAGCTGGCAAGCCACTCCTCTTTGCTCTTCTTGGGGTTGTCAGTGGTGGTTTTTAAGTAGTCATCGTAAGCACTATCACCTTTGTCTCCCTTCTCACCCTTTGCCAGAGGTGCAAGGTGGAGGTCTATTTGCTTTGGGTCGGTCACCTCTTCGCCCTCTCGAACAACCACGCATAGATCTGCGCCAACAGTGCTATCTCGATAGCCATCGTGGTAATCGGCGTCAGCCTCCCTGAAAGAAAGGACGATACGATAAAGCCCAAGAGAAGATGCCATTTCCTTGGTTAGCTCGAACGCTATATGCTTGTCCGTTAGCTTTAGCGGAAGATTGTCAATTATGACATCACCGTCCAGAATGAGCTTAGCCTTCACGCTTTCCAGCTCCGTTGGCTTTAATAGCTTCGCGTCTGGCTGTTGGTTGCCTCCAAGCTGGAGGCCTCCATCCTCATTGCAGTAGAGGGCGAGCATGAAGAGGGTATCGCTACCCCTTCTCACTCGGGCTATATTCTTGTTTTTTGTGCATCCCATATTATCTGCGTTTGAGAAAATCGTAATTTCCGATTTTGCAATTCTTGTACTAGCCACGGGTGGAGGTATTCACCTGTATACCTGCTAATTAGATTATTGGTATAGCAAATCACCCCACCCTGCTAGTGCAAATCTTATCACCCTATAATCACATAGTGCTTGCCGTCGTATCGCATAACCTTTCCTCGGGGCTTACCTCCCTCGGCAGCGATAGATACGTGTACCCATCTTCCTCTATCCTTGGGGCGTTCGTCGATGAGCTGGTCGAACCCTCCGAGCTTACGGATGACCGCCATAAGATGCTCCATATCTGGCACGACGAGGTCGGCAGCTAACCCCAGCTTGTGCTGGCTATCATCCGCACCGCCAACAGCACGGTTTAGGTCATAACATCGGTAGCCCGAGGAGACCCGTATAGGCTTCCCGTAGGCCTCCCGAACTCTGTCTAGGTAGTCCATCAGTCGGTGCAGGTTAGGCACAAACCGCTCTGGAGGAGTATTGTCTATCCCGTACGAAAGAGCGGTGTTGCTCTTCGTGAGCTCCTCCAGCGTAAAGTACTTGTGATCAGTGTTCATCGCTATCTCCCATTTCTAGTTTGTTCGCTTCTTCACGCTCCTTTTCCTTTAGCTCGTCGAGGGTGATCCCTAGGTGTCTCTCGGTCTTATCGATCAGTACACGCCTAAGCATCTTCCAAAACCGCCCATCCTTCCCCGATCGGCAAGAACTCTCATTCTCCAAGATCGAGACAAACTGCTCAAAGCAGATAGCACCAGTAATCATCATAGCTAGAGGAACGAAGCTATGATTGAAGACGAAGTGCTCTACTAGATAGGCTAGGAAGATTAGAGCTAGCCTTGTCGGGATAGTCACCCTGACGGTCTTGCCGAAGGCGAAGCTCGTAAACTTCCCGTCCCCCTTAGAGTCCTCGGGGTACTGCTTGTGCACGCGCTTGCTAAGCTTGTAGGCGGTGTATGCATCGTACAGGATGAATAAGATGGCCACACTCGCTAGAGGGAAGGTTGGTTCTAGCTTGGCAAGTAGATAGCCAATAACACTACCGAAGAGCGTACATAGCACCTTCCACAAATAATACACGTTACTCATTGTTAAAAGTTTAGGTTTGGTTATATAGAATTACTGCTTATAGTTGTCTCCGATGACGATGAAGCTAAAGTTGATGATATTCCAGCTGTCGTCGTGGTGCTTGGTCGTTATGTCGAAGGTGCTATCAGTTATTCTTCCTGCGGAGGCCGTCTGCGCTCCCGCTCCTAGGCTGTTTGCCACAACGATATAGCCATGATGACCTATATTGTGGGTGATGCGATACGCTCCAGTTGCAACTCGCTGTACTGTGCATCCTTTGGCATACGCCCCCCAGATACGCTCAAACTCCACACTCCCACCAGACACATTCACCTGACCTGCGAGGAGGACGCCTGGCATGTCCGTTTTGCCCCTCAATGTCACAAACGGATAGGAGCTTGAAGGGTTGCTATTGATGTACAGGAACTTCGCAAACTCGAGGAAGACGCTCAGCCCATTGTCGCCAAGCACCATCTCCTTTACCCCCTTATTTACCCCCTTGATGGTGTAGCGAGCGTTGAAAGGCTTGCTAGAGAAGTGCGTGTATGAAGGGCTTGCACCATACCTATCTCCTTCTATAATCTGCGTTGATATACGAGCTTCGATAGAAAGGAGATAGATGTCATTCTTCAAACCTCTAAGTGTTATGGTATGTGGATGGTTGATTCTGCTCAACCAACCCCCATCACTAGGGCTTCGAAGCCACTCCCTGTACACCTCTCCTACTACCTCATCTTTGCTATTGGTGATTGTCACCTTAATCATAGCTTTAGATTCGATTTTGGTCTTCCCCACGTTTTCATTCCTAACGGATATATCCCAAGGAAGTACGACCTCAACGTAAGAGCCATCGTGAAGCACCCTCAGAGACATAGTTCCAAGAGACACGATTTTTGCGTCAGAATCGAACGAGGATTGCTTGTATTCGACCTTGTAAAATGGTCGTTCTCCCGTGTCGTTCTGACCAGCTCCACCGAGGAGTTGCTCAAGCGGTGTTTGCGCACCACCTATACGCACTATCTCCTTGTCCCCCTGCTTGAAGGACGCCACTCGTCCTCCCTGCTCTATATGCATCGCACCTATATGCCCAGTGCCGTCGTGGTTGATTTCCGTGATAGCCTTCTCCGCTGGCTTACCAAAATCGGTAACACCAGCTGCGAATGCTGGCTTTGCCATGTCGCCAGCGAGGAACGAGCGCACTATGCCTTGCGTATCCTTTGCTCCTATCAAGCTAGCAAGGAGGAGGCCTCCGAGGATGTCCGTTGAGCCGTCGGCTATCGCCTTGTGCAGGTAGTCGTTGTGGTGGTAGGGATGCTCGCTTCCGTCGGGGTGAATGAAGCGTATCATCTTCGAGGCAATTATGCCACTCACGAGGTCGAAGTACGCACTACCATCGGGCGTGCCTATCTTCTCCGTGCGTATCTGCCCAGGCAAAATTTCGGTGAAGCCGTATAGGCGGGTAAACGAGCGATCTGGGAGACCCCCCAAGATGCCAACAAGGAAGTGGTAATAACCACTTTCATGCTCCATTCCTACTGGGTTTTCTAAAGCTACAAATGAAGCTTCACGTGAGGCCTTATTACACCTTGAGTACAGATAAAGAAGACCGACATCTTTCCTGACAGAGTACTCTAGCTTACTCACATCCCACTCCTTATATTCTGACTTGTCATGCTTAGAGCTGATGGAGCTGATGCCTATCGTCATGTGACGCAAGGTTGAGCTAGGCACATACAGCACCTCTCTGCCACTATCGTAAGATACTTCTAGGGAGATTATCATATCCGACCCTTTTCTATCTATAAACACGAACTGAAGGCTAGGATCACCAACGAGTAGTTGCATTGTCTTAACCATAAGGGGGTTAATACTCTCCGTGAAGTTCTTCAATAGAGCTTTTACTATCCCCTCCGATATAGCGGATGCCTGTGCGTATGAACGAGAAGCCTCTCGGCGCACCTGCTTAACCTCTTCGTGTCTTTGCACCTCTTCGCTCTCCAGCTTACCTATGGTAGAGCTAAAGGATGGTGCTTGAATGTTATTGGATAGAGTTATCTGAGGTTTGTACTCCTTGGATAGCTTCGTACGTATGGCCGTTATTCGCACCTTGTCATCTATATTGAGCTCAGTGTCCGTAAGGTGTACGAACTGCCCAAGTACCAGCTTAGACCCAATAGCCCCCCAGTTCTTCTGTGCATAGATGCCATCTAGCTCCGCCTTGTAAGTCACCTTAGGCTGTATGGCTTCGTGGAAGTATCGGATGGCTGACTTCATAAGCTCTTCCTCTGCCTTTACTAGGTACTCATTGGGCAGACGTACGCCAAAGACGGCATACTTATCTCCCACCTCGGGATAGAATGCCTTCGGCTCTGGAAGGGTAAGACCGTCCTCCTCGGAGCTTACGAGTAGGAAGCGTTTTGTGCTGTGGTCATACTTTAGCACCTCCTTATCCTGTGCAATGTCAAAGGTTCTACCCCCTAGCCTACCCGACTGAAAGGTGACAGTTGCCTTCTCTCCAGCTATTCTGTACTTCGCATAGTCCACATCGCAGTCCTTGTCTATGATATTGTAGTGGCCCTCCTTGGTTCGCTCAACACCCGACACAACACCTACACGTTGTGGGTACACACTTGTACCATCATAGCTATCCTCCCTACGTCCATCTAGCGTTATCCCATCTATGGATAGGCTTTCACCCTTCGAATCGGACACGTAGGTGTGACCTTCAAAGACTATCTGCTTAGACTTTGGGAGGTGCAGGGTACGAGACCCATACACATTGGGATCTATGTTTCGATCGCCTCCCTGCACATAGAGCTTGCCGACAGGAGTATGCTCATTATCATTCTCAACCGATAGCCCAGGCAACACCCCATTACCACGTCCATAGGATAGAGGTATAGCCTTGGTCTTATCTCCCTCCACCTTGCATAGGTGTATGGTTTTGCCCTCTACCCTCCACTCTGTCTTAAACGCCTCGGCGATACGAGCAAGTGAAGCTAAGCAGTCCTCATGGTTGAAGGATAGTACCTGTGAGGTAGCCTCTAGGCATGTGCCAATCTTCCACTCTCCACCCATACAGCGTACTATCTGCTCTAGGAAAAAACGAGGCGTTCCAGAGAGTGAGAATTTCAGACGCACATCGCTTGGGTTATCGACAAGGAACTTAAACTTGGTCAATGCCAATCTCTGCCCCTCTCCATAGAAAGTTAGCTTATATTGGTACTCATGCCGTGACCGCTTCACCACCTCAGGAGCGGTGAATAGGTAGTACTTCTCCCCTCTGAATGTGCAGTACGCACCTATGCCGATATTGAGCTCTCGGTTACTTGTTGTCTCCACAACAACCTTAGGTATAGCCCCGACAGACACCTCGTGGTAACTCTCTTGGCTAGTGGGTAGATTGACGGACTTTCCTCCTGAATAAACCCGTATCATATCTCTGTAATTACGAATGTTAATGTAATGCTCCATTTCACAGACCCATCGCTAACGACAGGGTCATCCTTGGAGGTGCAAGATGCATAATAGCCCCTGTATGTTGACGCCCCATCTGTGATAGGTGCTATTGTCCGTAGCCCCTTAGCGACCAACTTATCTAAGAGCATAGACCTCTTATTCCATAGGTCGGCCACGGATGAAGCAGACATAAGCAGGGGAACATCCAGCTCAAACGAAGATCTAAGTGTCCTACCGCCATCTAGGTACACCCTACCCTCTACATCATCTACAAATGGAGTCTCTTTAATGGATGGAGCCATGTAGATAGGCTCTTTCCTCACATCGTTCAGAATGACACATCCAAAGGCGGAGAAGTCAATAGGATTGGTTGCCGACGTGATGGTCACCTGTTCGGGGATACGTGTACATACCAGCTTCCCAAACCACCCGTTAGGAGTCCTCTCTAGCTCTTCCACCTTCTTTGGACGAAGGGTGAATACCTTTCCTGACACAGAAAGGTAGGCGGTTGTTGATGATAGAGCTTTGCTAAATATGTCGGTTGTCGCCCACAGAGGTATCGACACATCCTCTACCGAAAGACGAATAGGCTGTATCGTATCTACCTCTCTCCCGTCCTCGTCCCCCCAGTCGTTAGTGTCTGGCTCGTCCGTAGGTGGGAGAGAGGCGAGCACAGCAAGTCCACCCCTCATTAAGGTGGCCTGCTTAATTGTGCCGTCTTGTAGCGATAGGGTCACCTTCATATTACCTGCGTATCTTTATGCCATTGCTTCCCATTTCCGATAGGATGAAGCGTATAGCCTCACCAGCCTCCGCCCCTGCTAGGGTGTTGCGCTGTATGGCTTGTAGCTCCTTGTACATCTTCTCGGTGATGACGCCGAACTGATCGAGTCCCATATCCCTTGAGTTGGGGAGGACTACCGAACTTCTTCCATCCATTATAGACACCAGCCTCTCTGTTGCATTGGCTGTACGCTCCGATAGGAGGACGTTTGTGTGCCACAAACCTGTGAGTACGTCTATGCTATCTTGTGAAGCTTGTGCTATTCCCTTTGCTGTTGCGGAACGTGTGTCGGAGGCTGTTCCTGCGGTGTCAAAGCCTCGGCTCTTTGCCTCCCTGTCCCGTTCCTCTATGAATTTCCTAAAGCTTGGCTCTATGCTCTTGGCACTATCCATAGCCCTACGAAGGGCGTCTGCTATCTGGCTGAATCTATCAGAGTCATTGAGGTCGTTCTTTCCCATTATGGCTGATACCTCCTTTTGCGCCCTCTCGAAGATAGGTGCGATGAAAGAGGAGTACGCCATTTGCTTTATGAAGTTATTGAGAAGCTCGCTCACGCTAGAGGTGAATGCCTTTGTTGCATCTTCTCCCCTACGTAAGGCATTAACTAGACTGTCAGTGATGGATGAACCTAGCGAGCCAAACACTCCCTTGAGGTAGTCGTTCATTGCCTTAACGGCTTCCTCATACTGCTTGGCTAGTTCTAAGCTACGCTGTAGAGCCTCCTTATGCCCATTTCTAAACTCATGACTCTTTAGTATGCTCTCAGCTAAAGAGGTGTTTAGCTTCCCATTGGCGTCTATCAGATTGGGATATAAGTCCTTGATAGATTTAAATTCATCTACCGTCTTTCTCCACCAAAGGATACCCGTCTTGTGAGAACCAGTTTTTACTTGAAGGTTCAGTAGCTTGTCGTAGTCTCCTTGGTTTCGCTGGCGTAGTATGTCAGCAATCTGATTGTTTATTGACCTATTTGCTTTTGAACCAAAACCACTCTCGGTAAGACCTCCACCGAACCAGTCAAGAATATTGTTCCCTGACAGTTCCTGCTTGGTGAACTTCATAGACTTGCGAAGCTCTAATAGGGACTTACGTGCCACCTCGACAGAGTTCCTCGCCTTGCCATATGTATCCTCGCCAAAGATTGTGCTTCCTCTCTCGTAAGCTAGGTTCTGCCTCATCAGTTCCTGCGTGTACTCATGCTGAACCTTAGTGAGAGCCTCGACAGCCTTACGCCTTTTCTCCATCATCTCAGCTTCGACCTTCTGAGCCTTAGAGAATATACTCCCAACCACTCCGATAAGGGAGGTTACTCCCCCTAGAATGTCCCCGCTCATGATGCTACCTACGCCAGAGGCAACACCAGATAGAGAGGTGAGAGCATCGGTTAAGTTCTGAACCTCATCTGATAGATCGCTATCTCCAAAGATTGAACCTAAGGAAGTCCCCATCTCCTTAATCAAGGGAATCGCATCGGTTACACCCTTGCCTACTTTCGACACGGAGAGACCAACCTTGCTTAGTGAATCACTAGCTTTTTTATCGGCTCTTGCCCTGTCTTGGTCGTTGGTCGCCTTCTGTGCTTCCTCTCTGGCTTTTCTATAGTCTGCCCACGCCTGTTTGCCTTGAGATAGTGCAGTCTCCATGTTCAGGGTGAACGACTGCCAAGGAGATGTATTGCCCAGCTCATCTTGCAGGTTCTTTAAGGCATCTGTTATTGCCCTAAGCTTTTCTGGTGAAGACTGGATAGATTGCAGTTCCTCGGAAGACAGACCAAACTTAGGGGCAAGGTCTGCGGACTTCGTATTGTATAGGTAGGTAAGAAGCTCCTTTGTCTTGTCTATAGTGCCACGCATCTGAGCTGTAGTGCGCTCTCCCTGCTGTAGGAAGAGTTCCACCATAAGCTCGTTGGTCTTCTGCGTATGCTCGTATCGGTCGTTGTCGATAGCCTTTAGTTCCTCGGCTTCCTTTCGTGCCATCTGAATACGCACAGATGACTTCATTTCGTCGGATAGGATGGTGGACTGGTCTATCACCTTGCGCTCCTCCTCATACTTCTTCTTGACCTCGGTCTTCTGCTCCTCGTAGGATAGATACTTGCTACGTAGGTCTCTCAAGATCCTCTCTTGACCTTGAGCTAGGGCTTGGTCGGCCAGCTCTCTTCCTATGAGTATCTGGTTGAGGTCAGTTTCGCTGAGGTCAGACTCCTTGAGGCTTGGAGCTCGGTACACCTCTTTCTTGCTATTGTGGGTAGCTTCCCACTCTAGCTTTTTCTGCTCTTGTATCTTAGATAGACGTTCTTGTACTTGGTCGTCGAGGGCGGCCATCTTACGTCTGTGCTGTAGCTGGAGTTGAGCCATTTCCTTGGCAAAGCCACCCTCCATAAGCTCTACCCTCTCGGTGTCTAGCTGGAGCTGGCTATCCCGTTGCGCCTTAGCCTCCTCACGGGCATATCGTAGAGATTGTTGCCTTCTCTCTTCCTCCTCTCGTGCTTTCTCTACCGCCGTAGATGTCTTGGATGAGCTGGACGAAGACTTCTTCCCCGAACGTGACTCTACGTCCTTTCGGATGGTCTCCTTCTCCTTTAGCTCATTCTGTAGCTTCTTTCGGTACTCATCGGCATCCCAGCCGTAGTTGCCTTTCTGTATCTCCTCTGCCCTCTTCTGTGCAAGTTGCTTAGAGGATAGAGCGTTGAATGCTTGCAGATCCTTGCGTGCCTTCTCTTCGTCCTTTGTGGCTTGCGCCACCTGATCGGAAAACGACTTGAAGGTCTTCCCTCGGAGCTCTTGTTGCTTCGTGACACGTGCAAGCAAGGCCTCCCACTCCTTCGCCGTACGCTCACCGAAAAAGTCCGCACCATCACCTAGCACAATACGCCTAGACTCGGACACCTCTGTACCTTTCTTGATAGCACTCTGTATCTGTGCCTTGTAGCGTGCCAGCTCTTTATCGGTCGCCTTGGCAAGCTTATCGGGGTCTAGCAGGGAGTTGTCGTGTAAGTTGCTGTACTCTCGCTTTTTCAGATCGAGATAAGCCTTGGCAGCAGCCATATCCTTCTCAAGATTATATAGTTGCCAACTGTCACCAAGGGATCCATTAGACGAGTATTTTTTCTTGTCTGCTAGCTTTTTGCTAACCTCATTATACTCCTTCTCTGCCTTCTCTAATTCCGACTTTGTGGTAGCTATCTTCTTCTTCCCATCCTCTTCAGCTATCTGCCTTTTGAGGTTGAGTATATCGGTCAGCTTTAGGCTCTCGATGTCGTACTGGGAGAATATGCTTGGATAAAACTTACGTAGCTGTTCAAGGGCTTCTGTACGTTCGGCCGTGCTCTTAGCCTCATCTTGGGCAACACGGAGCAACTCCTCCACCGTCGCCTTATGCTCTCGGTCTGCCTCATCTGATCTCTTCTTCTCCTCGTTGAAGCGTTCCTGCGCCTTCTCAGCGGCCGTCGTAGAGTCGGAGAATGCCCACATAAGACCTATCACAGCCGTAAGGGCTACAGCGAGAGCCCCTAGGGGGTTAGCTGCAATAGCCGAAGTAAGCCCCTTGGTTGCTAGTGTAGCAGACTTAGTTGCTATGGTCTGTATTCCCTTAGCTATAGCATCTTGCCTTGCTGCAACGGCCCAGCTACGAGTGAGGGCTAGGTTCGTGATTACAGCCGCCCTGTATATCCCATAGGTCGCAATAAGGCCTGCGATAACCTTCCCGACCTTCTCGTAATTCTCTATGAGGAAGGATACCCCCTTTAGACCTAGGTTCAAGATACCCTCCTGAGACTTTCCGATGTTGTTAAACATCATATCGAGGTTATCTTGTAGGTTGGAGATTTGACCAGTGAGGCTCTTGCTCTGCTCCTGCATGAGGTTGTAGAACTTACCTCCCTTGTTGGTCATATTATTGAATGCCTGTTCAATCTCGGGGAAGCCAACCTTACCTGCGGTAACTAGCTTATTGATCTCGTCTACATTCTTGCCCATCACCTTAGCTAGCTCCTCGTAGATAGGTATACCTCTGTTGGCGAATTGTTTCATGTCAATAGTTGTAACACGACCAGAAGCCCTCAATGTGCCATAGAGATAAACAATATCTCCTAGAGGCTGGGTGAGACCAGAGGCGATGTTGCCCAAGCGCACAATGGTATCGTTCACTTGGTCAGCTGCAAAGCCATAGGCAAGCATTTGCTTTGCGCTGTTCGCTATTCCTTGGAGGTCGAAGGGGGTGGATGCAGCGGTCTGTGCAAGTTGGTCTATTAGCTCCCTAGCCTTAGCACCTGAACCAAGCATTGTCTGGAAGGAGATCTCCAGCTGTTGGAACTCTCCACGTATACTATAGAGCTTCTGCACAAAGCTCTGAACACCATTTACGGCGAAGATACTCGCTGCTAGACCAGCCGCACGCTGGAAAGCACCCCCAAGTAAATTAACCTCCTCCCTAGCCTCACTTATAGGTCGGCTAAGTGAAGGGAATTTCATAGAGGTCTGCACCGTCTTTTGGAGGCGGGCGAAAGCATCCTCCAGTGTCTGTGTCCCCTTGAGGAACTCTGCAGTGTCTAGTGTTACAGCGAACTTCTTCTGTGCCATATCGTGTTATTGTAGGCCTCTTAATGCATCTATAAGCTGGCTCGAACTCATTCCAGACGTGCTAGAACTATCACCTCCCCCATCTGTGCTGTTTTTTTTGGGTGACTTATACGTTGGTATAGCTCGAGAGTATAGTATGAAGTTTACGTAGCTAAGTTCGTATAGGATGTAGTCAAATGGTAAGTGGTAGTACTTAGCAAAACTTCCTATTCTTGCCCAAGGACTGTCGTTTTGTTCACCACTTCCCTCGTGGGCTTCGTTATTGTGGTCTGTTTCAGGGAAGTGGTAAGCATAAAAAGCCCTTGTACATTCGATTTCTCTAAGATGGAGCAAAGAGCGTCTGCTATCTGCTGTACAGAGGCTGAATGAATGATCTCCTGATAGAGGGCTTCACGACCCTTGCTGTTCTCCTTCTGTACGCCAGCAATGAACGCAGCAAGTATCCTAGCATAGGCTTCTGCGTCTGCTCCAAGAGACATAAGGTGGTACAAGGATACATCGCTCACCTCAACATCGGATAGGTTGGCAACTAGTGCAGACACTTCTATCCATGTTGCGAGAGTGGGAGCAGTAGCCGTATACTCTTTTGAGCCTAGAGTTACGGATACACCCCCCGAAAGGAGTGTATCCGATACTGATTGCTCTGTACTCTTCTTGCGGAAGAATGGGATACCCATAGCCTAAGCCTTCTTGCTGATATAGAGCTTGGGTGCACCAGCCTTGGTGGGGAGGACGGTCACGGTGATGTCTACACCATACCCAGCACCCTCTTCGAACTTCACTTCCCCGCTGATCTTAGCACGTGGGATCTCGAGTACCTCAGCCCCTGAGACCGTGGTGTCGATCTTGAGTGCAATCTCCTTGGAGCTAGAGAAGCTCTTAACCTCGAGCTTGTCTGCGTTCTCTGTGACGTCGAAGATCTTCTCCATCACACCCTTGTTGAAGTTCTTGACATGGAAGCTGACAATAAGCTTACCTTCACTCTGATGAGAGTCGATAAGCTCACCATTCACATCCTTCCATTCCTTCTTTTCACCAGCCTCCGTACTGATGGAGAAGCTTCCCTGCTTGATGTAGCCAAACATCTTTAGCCCTGTTGCAGGCATCTTGGATATATCAGTGGCATTGCACTCTCCCACAAGGAAGCTAAGACCGTCCCATGCAGTCCTACTTGTTTCTTGATAAGCCATAATTATATAGTTGTTAAATTCTGTTATACCTGTATTTCACTCTGATATTCACCACGTTGAAGTCTCCATCGGTAAACGTTGTAGGTGTTCCGTCTGTCTCTAGCAGGAAATCTCCCGTCTTATGGTTTTCTATGATGGATAGAAGTTGCTCCTCTATTGCTTCACATCGAGCCACATCCTTCACCAAGTAAGGAGAGTTAAACTCGATATTCGGAACATAGACATTCACATTGACTATCCCAGACTGGGAGAAGCCCTCCCATCCGTCACGCCCAGAGAGAAACGACACAATAGCGTCCTCACCTTTGCTGTCGAATGGTCGTGTGCCATTTCTATATATTCTTCCACCAACCACTAGGTTTGCAACCATGAGTTGGTAGATATATTCCTCTATGGCAAGTCCTGTCTTACGCATGTTCAAGCCACCATGAAATCATTTCATCGGCTAGTAGTTCTCCAGAGGTTGTTACATCAAAACCTCTAGCTTCCACTTCGGAGGCATAGTCCATACCAGCAACGAGTATCAGCTTTATACCATTTCCCCTAGCCAGCTCATCAATAGCCTTACGACCTTGACTTTGTCCCACGCTCCCTCCTTGGCCTACGGATACAAGACCGCCCGAGTAGACAATAGCCCCATTTAGGCTTATTGCCCATCCAATGGAGCTACTTAGTGCGCCAGAGTCGTTGGTGAAGCTTTTTCGCCTCATCGCCTCATCGTAGCACCCTTGAGCAATGAATTTGAGATCCTCAAGAATGCCATTAATGGTATCCTTTCTAAAATCATCCATAAACTCTGTGAACTCCATACGTCTAGCCGACAAACACCTGAGTGAAATTAAGGATGGAGGCAGTATTCCAGCTCTGAACAACAAACTCTCCAACAACAGATTTATCCAACCGATAGAGGCGTACACGCTTAGCCCCTATAACACAGGGTTGCATGTGTACCTCGTATGCATATCTGGAATATCCTCCATCCTTGTATTCACCCTTCTTATCATCTACAGACGAACGGAGCATACAAGGTATAAGCTCACCCTCGCACACCTCTGACTTAATGGGTCTACCACTAGAGTCAAAAGAAGCCTCCGATGAAGCATATAGCTCTTGTATGTATCCGTTGATGTAGATCATCGAAACTTCACTATTGGTTTCTCTGTGAGAATATCAGGAATACCTAATCTCTTACATTCCATTCGATAGTACTTCTCCACCGCCTCACGAGAGGAGCGAGAGATTGACACCCCAAGCTCACTCACCGAGGACGGCATAAGGAGAAACTCTGGTAGGCTCTCAACGAAGACCCTATGAACTCTTTCCCCACCATAGGCGTACACATCTTCATGTATATTCACCTTGCCTATGAGAAGCGTACGAACATAGCCCTCACTGAGGTTCACCCCCATAGCTCTGTACTTCTCCAGAATGTATTCGAGAATAGTCATACCTACTCCTCCTACTTGATAGCAGTTAGGTCGATAGCGACAATTCGCTTGGGAACGACGATCTCTGGCACCCAGTGACACTCATACTCGAGGAAGCGACCTTCGTTGGTTCGCTCAGAAGCAACCATGTGGTCTCCAGCCAGTACGGTGTACGACTTGTTCCCTACCCTATCGCTAAGCTCATAGGGAGTCTTATATCGGATGTTACCGATATTCCCAGCAGGGAGGAATACGATCTTGTTGTCAGGGCAGAGGCTGTGGACGTCACCATTGATGTCTGTAACGACATTCCGTACAATACGGATGGTAGGCAGGTCTAGAGCCTCCAGCATAGAGTTCACAGCACTGAGAGGTACAGTACCAGTAATGGTCACCTCTGTACCACCCTGCGTCACCTTGTACTTACCTAGAAGCTCGGCACTCTTGGCGAAGAACTTCAAGAACGTAGCTTGATTCATCTCCATAGTAGCGAACCGCAGGTAGGAGTACTTATTGACGATGGACACGAGGAACTCAATTAGGTGATCCTTGTCTGCGGTCTTTGCCTTTTCAGAGAGGATAGGGATCTCCATGTCTACGATCTGAACACCTAGGGGGTTGTCCTCTAGCTTGACGGATGCCTTCCCGTTATAGAGCAGGTCAAAGAGTACCTTCTCCATACGCTTGTATGGAGCTACGGATACCTCCTTGAAGTCCTCAACGAGGAAGTTGTTCACAGTCTCGACAGATACACGTCCTCGGTTAAGCCCATTCAAGAGAGACTGAAGACGCTCAAGTCTGTCATTATCCATCTGGAAGCGGTCACCAAGGTCAATAACCTCTAGTGTAGCCTCTCCAATAGACCGACGTCCACGGAGTGGCTTGCTCGCCCCTCTGTCAATAACAGACCCCATACGCACAGCCGTTGTCATCCCATAAAGAGACTTAAACACACGGGAGGTAGTGATGTCAAACCCAAGGTAGTTACCCAGGATAATATCATTCCTCTGATTTGCTAGGCTTCGTTCGACTATCGCCGAGATATACTCAGGCTTCCCCAGCAAGCTATCTATTGTAATATTCATAGTTGGTTTTGGTTGGTTAGTAGGCTGGAGTTATACGAAGATGAAGCGGTCGGTCAGGCTCTTCTTGTCATCCTCTGTTAGGGGGATGTAGAGCTTGCTCGTCTGAACCTCAAAGGCACGGGCAAGGGCTGTAATGGTTGCCCCTTCCTCTACCTTAGTTGGCGCATAGATGAGGTAGTCGGCCACTCCCTTAGACTTGTTAGCCGAAGCGTCGGTAGCCTCGTAGAGGATAGCCCCAAGAGTGAATGCTGAGGTGTCAGCCTTCGCCGTGATGAGGTCGAAGTCCTTATCGGAGGTATCTACACTAGCCACGGTGAGTGTCGCCGTCCCGTTGGAAAGGAACGTACCTGCGGTGACCTGAGAGAACTTAGACACCTTGAGAGTCTTAGCTGCAGACCCAGCTTCCAAAACACGGACACGCTTGAGTAGCGTAGCTGTACGGGTGGTCTTATCCACCGATACAGGAGCCAGCGGAGGAACGGTAGCCCCTGCTGTCAGACCTTGGATGGAGAGATTGAAACCTCCCGACATGCGGTAGCCCGTATCTACACGATAGAGCTCCTCCATGGGGATGTATACATCCTCCTTGTAACTCATTCTTGACATTTTTATTTTTCGTTAAGGATTGATTTTGTCCCCTCCTTCGTTTGTGTGATGATGGCATCTAGCTCGTCGCCTGTGCCACCTCCACCTGAATCTGGCTTAGCTCCACCCTTGAACGTCTCATTAGCTACCTCTTCTTGGAACTTCTTGTACCCTTCTTCGATGTTAGATACGAGTTCCTCAATATTGGTGCCTTCGTCAAACGTACGGCCAGACAGAGCCATGACAGAGAATGAAGTCGGGACTTTCTTCTCTGTGAGTAGAGCGTTAATCTGCGACAGCTTGCCCTCGTGTAGTTTCTCTCCTCGTAGTACTCTCAGCTGCTCGCCTTGGGCGTCGAGCTTTTCGAGAACCTGCTTCAAGATTTCCCCGCTAGGGTCGCTGGGAGTCATTGGGTCTTCCTTCTTGGGCTCTTCCTTCTTGGGCTTTTTCAGCTCTTCTAGCTCTTTTCGGAGCTGAGAGGCAGAACCTCTCTCCTTGTCAAGGTCTGACTGATAAGCCTTTAGGAATGCTTCGGCATACCCAACGCCTTCTTCGATTTTGCCTTCCTCAGTGATGGTTTTTGATAGCAGGTCAGCCACCCCATCAAACGCTTTTTCACCCACCCCGAGATTGGAATACCTCTGTTTGAGTGCCTGTAAGATTTTAGTTTTCATATTCCTTTGATAAAGCTTATTAGCAAAAGAATATCAAACGTTTTTACATAGTAGGAGAAGCCTCCCAAATGTTACATTTTTCTAGTATACAGAAAGATAAACGCCCCACCTAGAAACCTAGATGGGGAGTTATTGACGAAGTGAGTAATCTACTACTCTTCTGATTCTTTTTGCTTTTCCTTAGTTTTTTCACCTGTACTCTACTGTACCGTGAACGGGACTAGCACAGGGTCTATACGCAGAGATCGTCCAGATGATATGGCTGGAACCTGCAAGGATATTGCTCGCTTGAGGAAGCTGTACCTACGTGAAAGGTACTCACCGATAATCTCCTCGTGCTTTCGTACGGAGATATGAGCCCCCATAAAAACATACTTGAAGGCAACACCCGATAGGGCACTACCCAGCCCTTGGAGATCCTTGGGGCTTATACGTGGGGTCATCGTAAGCGTGAAGCAATCATCTATGAGTCTGGATATTTCACTCTCCGCTGCGTTAGTGGACTGATCCCATGTGAGGTATCGCACATCAGCACCTTCTCCGCTCATCTCGATAGTCTGCGTCTTCCCAGATTTCTGCACGCCACGAACCATGCCGTTCACAAGCACCTTAGGGAAGAAGTTGTCGTTTATGCAGTCTGCAAAGTTGCTCTCCAGCTCCTCTATACGCTTACGCTTGGACTGTATCTTATCGCAGAGTGCCCTCTCCATCTCCATGTAGATTACTGGGATCTTACCAAAGCCATGAGCTGTCCGTCGGAGTATCACCCAGCCTGCGTCTGCACCTGTGCGTCTCTCGTACAGTATAACCTCATCCTTATCTATCTCCATGAGCCTCTGTATCTCGATGCCATTGTCGTCCTTGATGGAGTAGAAACGATAGAAACGGACGAGGTCGCCATAGGCATCTTTGATAGGCACAAGCTTATCACCACGAAAGGGAGACCACACCTCGCAACGAAGCCTTGTCCTTGCCGTACCAGCATAGGGCTTATCTTCGTAAAACTCGGAATCTTCGACTGACCACCAATATTCAGCCACCATTGTCTCCGAGAGCAAAGACCTCACTACACGCTGATTGACAAAGCGAATTTTATTCTTGCTCTCTGTGTCACCGATAACCTCAAGCATGTGCTTCTCGTTCTCGTTGCGAGGCTTGGCTTGGAGATCGGGGTCTATCCCGATGGTAAACGCTGTTTGTATCTCTACTATGGTCTGCTCAAGTGAGGTGGCTATGCGGTTTACCTTCTTGGTCTCGTATTCTGCCTGTTGTGTAACTCGACCTGAATTATCCACGACCTCATCCTTGGTTCGCACACGATCATCCTTTCGGATAGCCTCATCCATCACCTCGTGCTTCTCATAGTCCCACTGTCGTAGGAGCTGAGCGAATTTACTGTCATTGTACTTTGATCTCACTCTGGAGATCTCGTTAGCCTTCTCTTCGCTAACCTTTGATACTGTATAATTCTCCATAATTATAGCGTTTTGTCTTCCTAAAACACACCCGTGTAATCTCTCTTTCGCTCCGTATCGCCCCACCCTAGAACGAACCTTAGAACGAAGTACCGAACAGCGTCCATAGCGTGGTTATTTTCATCTATCGGCTCATTGATATAGTTCCCCTCTTTGTCTTTTGCCCAGCAGTAGTTATCCAGCTCATAAATGATATTCTTGCTCCGTGATGTGACGACAATATTCATATCGAGCATCTTGTTTATACCAGCTATGATACTGCCAGCTCCTTTGCGGACAGGACTTACTCGGAGGCCTCCTGCTCTAAGCTCGTCTATAAGGCGAGGATCGGCTGAGTCTGCCGTTATGTCGAGAGCAGAATAAGGACGGAGCGTTTTGATTATATCCCTGCTCCCCATGTGGGTAGCGTAGCATATCTCATCTAGGTAGAGCGTATTCCCGTGTACAGCACAGAGAACACCAGCCGTAGGGTCGTTCGTGTACCCGAAGTCTAGAGCCACACTGCAGTTGCCCACATAGGAGGGGATAGCATCTATTGTTGAGTAGTTCTTGAAGATTGCACCATCATTCATATCCGCCCACCTACCTATCACAACACGATCGTACTTGCTGGGGTTATTGAGCTTTATATCCTCGACCTCTTGCAGGAACTCCTTTGATAGATACTCCAGATTGTCGAGGTACGTCGTATGGATATGGAGCACATTCGGGTGGGTGCTTATCTGTACGGGGACTCCATCTATGTACTCTATGCGATGGGTATCTTTGATGTATTTCTGATAGATGAAGTGGGAGGTGCTTGCAGGGTTCATCACAACAATCACCATGTTCTGTATACCCTTCGTTCGTATGGAGAGTACCATCTTGTCATAGTCCTCTTCGCTACGCCACTCCTCAGCCTCGTCACAGACGAACACTGATACACCTTGAATACTCTTGAGCTTAGCCGTTTGGTTACCAGAGGAGGCAAGAATACCCATAAACATAAGTTCGCTCCCAGTGTACTTATTGATGATGCGGTCTTTCGTGACCTTGAAGTACTCACTCGTGCCATCCCGCTCTATCTTGTCCTCAACCTCGGGGATAATAGACTTGCTTGCGGAGACCAATGTGTAGCGAGTAAATAGAATTTTCCTATTATTCTCGAATGTAAGTCGCTCTAGGAAACGGGCAACCTCGAAGCTCTTCCCAGAGCCTCGCCCCCCAGTGACAAGCACAATGAACTTATCCTCATTTTTATACAAGGGATGGTACACCTCATGTACAGGGGTGCGCTGTTCATTTATTCCTAGGCTCGACGACATAAAACAGGACTATTCCGTGTTGTCCTCTATCCATTTCTGAATAGGGACACCTACCTTCATATTGATATTGGCATTCACCGTAACCTCCTCTCCGAATCCCTCCATGCGACCATACTTCTCAATCACGAAGCGGAGCATGTTCGGGTCGGGAGCGACGATAAACACCGTCTCTCCATTCTCATCCACTCCCGTCTTGCCGACAGCTAGGATGTGCGCTATATCCAAATAGGCGTCCAGCCTCCTACCCCACTGCTCTCGGAATATCTCCCCTATCTCAGGGTTATCCTTCTCCCACATAAGGAGCTTATAGCGTGACACACCAAGAGCCTCCGCCACCTTCGTTTTATTGCCCAGTGTTTGCTTAGCCAGCTGGCGGAAGGTATCCATAGACGGGACTTCAATCCTCCTTCGTCCACCCCCCTGCGGGCGCACGCGAGTGTTATCTTTGGGGGCTGTTTCAGCTTTCTTCTTTGCCATATACTTACCCTGCTATTAGTTCGTGCACAGCTTCACCCTTGAGGTACTTATCTGAAGGTCTGATACCTTGGCTTGGTAGAGCTTGTTGAAGCATCTCCATAAAGTAGAGTTTATTTGCGTAGTTCTGGAATGATAGAGTTACGTAAGCTTCACCTTCGTAGTACTCATCTTCCATTCCTTGGGACACCTGCGCACGTACCTCCTTCACATGGTCTATACGTGCTTGTCTCTCTGCCTCGGAGACTGGAGAAACCTCTCGGAATCCTTGGCTGGATGCCTGATGATAGCTGTCTATGTCGAATGTTGGAGCCTCTGCCATCATGATACTTATGTCGGAGCTATCTAGCCCAGCGAGGTCTATGTCGATATCTGGAAGCATAGCGGCAAGGAGGTCAGAGTCAAATTCCCCTTGAGCTGTTGCTGAGTTCATGAAGATATTCTGCTCCTTCTCCTCCTTCTCGGTGAGGCGCAGCACCTCTACCCTGATGGGGTAGTCATTATCTTTCGTGTTGGGGTCGAACTTCTGTATCTCGTCTAGGATGGAGAGCCTCTGATGACCTGATACGAGATTTCCTGTTGCCTCATTCCATACTATACCTCCAGCCAGACCTATACGCTTGAGGTTAGCCTTTAGCCTCTTTCGTGCATCTTCGGAGAGCTTACGAGGGTTGTACGAGGCAAAGTTAATCTGTGACCTCATTACCTCTCTAGATGGTGCCTGCTTAATTGCCTTGCTCATATTTGGGGTCGTAACTTAGGTAGTCAAATAGTATCTTCTCTGCCTCGGGGAACGTTGCAAATACTCTGTCTAGGTCTTGCGGATAGTACTGACGGCAGAACATTAGGAAGGGGATGTTGGTGACATCCGAGCCTTGACTCTGGCCATATCCATATTTGAGAGGAGGTATAAGTCTCTTGAGCCTGATGTACTTCTCCACGTCCTTGTTCAGGTAGAGTGAGAGCGGATAGGCCTTTCGTGTACCCTCGTTAATCATCTGATCTGGGTACGTGCGTAGCATGACCCGTCGATTAAGGCTATCTGACTGCTTGAAGCCGAAGATAGCCCAATCTATACCAGTAGAAGCTCGTACATCTTCGGTTATGTCGCTTAGGGACTTAATACGCTGATTAGGGTCTTGCGCACATCCGAGATAGCCATCCTTGCGATACTGAGTTAGAGCATAGTGTGGTACTTGGATGAATTTCACCTGAGGGTACTTTTGCCTAGCCCATAACACGTACTTGTCTATATGCTCAAGACCTTCAACCATGTACATATACACGCACACAACCTCTTTGAAATGAGGGTAGCACAAATCGAGCAAGGCGATACTATCTTTGCCCGTTGCCGAGTGAAATAGTATCACCTTGTCTGTCTTCATCGCTATTTGGCGTATGCACTCAATAGCGTAGCGCATAGACTACCGTGCAGCAGCACGTAGCTTTGTGATTGCTCTAGAGTTTGCACGTCGGTGTGTTCGTCGAGCCTCACCTGCCGTCCATCCACTAGGCCTGTTTTTAATAGCCCTGTTTTCTGCTGCTACACCAGAGCGGACGCCGTTGTAACGTCGGAGGTTATCTCCTCTTGCCATAATGAAAATAGTTAAGTTGGTTAAAAAATATTGCCTACCCACTAGCCTGTGTGACTAGTGGGTGGGGTGCTTTGGTTATATGCCTTCAGTGATGCACACCTTGCCGAGGGCGAGAGCTATCCACTCATCATCTACGGTGTACCCCTCGACTTCTGCCTCAGCAAACATTCGCTTGCCCATGTCGCTAAGCGGTTCAACCTGCGACGCTTCTTTTATGCCTGCATCTTGAAGTTCGATCAGCACACGAGGCGATGTGGACGAGTAGCCAGCTTGAAATAAGATGTGTGTGAAGTCTTTCACACCTGTCACGGCATCATCTTCTATTGTGAAAAACTTCTTGATGTAGAAATCAGATAGATCTCTGAACTCTACAGTTTTCTCACCTGCAAGTATTCGGCGCAGGTGAGCTACTGCAATCGTCAAGTACAAAACCTTGTTTTCGTCTATCTGGTGCTCGTTCAGATATTGCCTCATTGAGGCCGTAAATGTCTTTGCCATACAGTGTTATATCTTTTTGTGTAAAAATACGAAGAACCATGCAACAATCCTCTATTCACCAAGAATTGTTACAAATTTAGGGCGTCAGCGTTTGTGATGCTGACGCCCTAAGAATTAACTAGATTAGTCTTCAGATTCTTGATACAGAGCCTGATTTGCCTCGATGATTTCGTCCATCTCGTCAGAGCTAACCCTCTCGTGCTTTTGTAAGCTCATCAGCTCTTCACGTATAGCTTCGTATGGCTCTGCAAATTCAGGTGAGTACCTTTCATCATCTTCACAATAGGGATATTCAGGCAGGCACACAGAGATGTCGGTGTATCTCTTGCCATTGAAAGAGTCATCAGCATACACCTCAACCTCTACAGTTATAAGTGCGCCTTCACCTTCAATGTCGTTGAAGCCCATAATGACTTTGCACTCGCCGTGTGGCACTGACTCACCCTCTATCATATCTCTAGCATTTGCAAAAGCTGCACTTTCAGCTATATCTACTAGGTCTGACACGATCTCACTGGCATTATCTTCATTCACAACGCCCAGAAGATCGCCTGCTTCTAGATAGACTCTGTTTTCGTTGCTGTATGAAAGGATCTCATACCTTTTGCCTGCAACCACCACACTCTGAATTCTCGTTTTCATTTTCTTTTGTTGTTTATAAGTTAGTGTCGCTGGGTATCTCTCACCCTTTGACAATGCAAAGTTACAACTAAATTTTGAATGAAACAAATTTATTCTCAAAATATTCTCTGTACACTTGATAATATATTGATTTTCAGCTGTATGAAATTTTTGATTAATGCATGATAATACATATAGTCGTTTTCTTTGACTGTTTTTTTGTATCTTTGCAACAAGAAAACAAAACTATATATAGTATGGCAACAAAAAAAATGAAGGTAACAGCTGACGTCGCTGCCAATATAGAAGCAATAAAGATGTATATGGGGGCAGAGAGCCTCTCTGACCTCGCTCGCATTTTTGGGATTAGCGCACAACGTATAAGTTCGTGGTGTATACGTGGCACATATGACACACGTGTCATTCTCAAGACTATCCCAGAGATTAGGGAAGAGTGGCTGGCCACTGGCGAGGGAGAAATGCTCCGAGAGAGCGGAACAGCCAGCTTGATTGATGAGCTGCGAGAACTCCGTGAGCTACTGAATAGTAAGGATGCTGTCATTCTACAGCAAGCACAGCACATAGCTGAGCTGACCAAGCAGATTAAGAGGCGGAGATAGAGAGGGGAGCTACTTCGTGGCTTCTTCCCTCTTTCCTTGTTTAGTATTTAGGGCGAGGAGAGGTAAAACCTCATCCCCGCCCTTACAGACGTTGCATGATTACATATCATCACGCACACCTTAAATGAAGACCTAATGGGCAATGTGGATGACCATGCCATCTACTCCGCAGATGTAGTAATAATTTGGAGAAACAGGCGAAGGAATTCGATTTACGCACGTGAATCTCCATCCGTATATCATCCGAACACATACGATATTACACCTGTGTTCACTCTATCAACACGGCTGTAGTCCTTGCGTATATATCTGTCGGTAACTCTGTGTGCGGATATGTGATTGAGGGCAAATGCCACGTCCTCCTCGCTCGCACCCACTTCATTTCGTGCTATCGTCGCCCAGCTGTGTCGGAAAGAGTAAGAGGTCATTGGAGGTAGTCCTGCCTCCTTGCAAAGCTTTGCTATTCCACATGATATATAGCTCGTGCAGGTGTGCCTATCGTAGTATCGAGCAGATAGATTAAGGAGGTATCCCTCTCGAGCCCTATCCGATAGTCTTTCAATCGTCCCCATTGCCTCCAGAGGAATAGACACCTCTATATACGCTCTATCGCCCCTCTTACCCTTTGTCTTTGCCCTGTTGTAGCATATCTTGTCCCATTGTAGGTTTTCGGGTGTCAATTCGTAGATGTCCGCCACGTTCATTCCAGCCAAGCAGAAGCTTAAGAGTGCGACGTCTTGTGCGTATTTTGCTTGGTCGCTCTTGGGAGAGAAGGAAAAGAACTTACGGAGATGCTCCACGCTAACACTACGCTTCTCTGGAGTGTCGCTGCTTGGTATCTTTAGGAACTCAAAGGGTCGATTTGCTACACGTAATACCCCTCTGTCATAATCATTGTACTCTTCCATTCCAGCATTGAATATTGCCTTTAGGAGTGTAGGGTACATGCTCTTAGCTCTCTTTGTATGATTAAGGCTCTCTATCCACTCTCGCAGTATTTTTGAGGTGATTTCGGAAAAGCATATATCGGACTTCCCAACAAACGACAAGAAGCTATTGAGTGCGTAACGGTAGTTATCTGCACGCTTTACACCTCGAGAGGATAGAGTTCGTATATAGGAATAGGCAAAGTCCGTGAAGGAGATTCCTTCATCTCCATTCCCAGTCAACATCTCCACTATCTCCTTGGCCGTAAGTCTATCTACCCTCTTCCCCTGCAATTGGTCATAGTACGAGCAGATGATAGAATTAACTCTCATTAGGACTCGGCTATCAGTAATCTCACTTTTATCATTTACTCCCCCATCGCTCACAACGAGGTCAGTCTTGATGTAGGAGAGCGAGCTATTATGCGTGCAGAGGATATAAACGGAATGGAAACCGTTAGCTCTCCGCTTCCTTATCTTGGCTTTGAAGGTGGGCAT